TTGAACTCGCCGGCAGGGTGCTGGTACGCCGGGCGATCCGCAATGCCAGGCGGAACGCTTGACACGCCTGACACCCTAGTGGCATGGGACGCCAGCGATCACAGCCGAAGCCCAAGACGCAGCCGCCGGCGGACGTGTCGCCGTTTGACTCGGACGAGGACGAGGACGACGTGGCCGGGGGCGGCATTCCAGACGATGACGGGTGGATTAACCTTGAACGGAAGGAGCCAGCCGATGAGGGCAAAAAACCGAAGCGGCGGCCTCGTGGCCGCAGTGATTGAATCGCTACCGACACGAGTGCACGGAAACGCTCCGTGGTATGAGCGTGTCGCACCTGAGCACCTTGATGAATTGGCGGAACTCAAAGCCGCGTGGAAGTCCGGCAGGCTTGGCGTGCCACGCATGACTGCGGCACGGCATATTTCTGCACAGCTGCGTGAGCGAGGCATTTCTCCCGTTGGCCGTCAAGGAGTAGACGAATGGCTCGCAAGAGACTAGCTGAGACAGTGGCCGAGGACATTGACCACTCGCAGCAGCTGGCTGCTGACGCAGAGCTTGCCCGCTTGCGTTCTGAGCTCTCGACGCTCAAGGGGCGGTACAAGTCCGCGTTGACGCAGATTGACCGGGAGAGAGAGCGTGGCGACGCCTTGGCAAGCCTGTCTGGAATCAAGGCGACATCTCGACCATTGACCAAGTCTGTCAAGGCAAAAAAGCACGATGCCACAGCCGTGCTGATGCTCTCGGATGTGCACTGCGAAGAGCGAGTGTTGCCTGAGACCGTGAACGGCGAGAACGACTACTCGCTTGACGTATGTCAATTGCGAATGGACGAGCTACAAGAGCGGTTCCTTGCCTGCCTTGAGCATGAGCGGAACCAAGCCAACATCCGCCGAGTTCTCGTCTGGCTTGGCGGCGATTTCATCACCGGGCACATTCATCCAGATTGCATGGAAGTTGCCCAGCTGTCGCCAATGAATGCCACGAGGTGGATCGCTGAGAGGCTACGGGCTTTCATAGACGCCGTCGCTGATAGCGCAGAGTCTGTCATTGTCTGCACCAACGCTGGCAATCACGGCAGAAGCACCGAGAAAAACCGCATCGCCACAGAGCTAGATCACTCGTGGGAGCAGATGATGTATTTCACGCTGGCACGCGAGGAGAAACGGAAGAACGTGCAGTGGCAGATTGCCGAGGGCCATCTTGGGTACGTTGACCTCGACGGGTTTCTCGTCCGCACGACTCATGGTCACTCCATTCGTTTCTCTGGTGGCGTCTACGGTGTGGCACCTCCGGCGAGCAAGGCTATCGCCAGGTGGGACGCTGGCCGTAAGGCAGACCTGACGATATTTGGTCATTACCACTCGTGGGGCTGGCTGCGCGGTGCCCGCTATATCGCCAACGGAAGCGTCATCGGTCATTCGCCATACGCCGAGCGTGTCGCCTCTCCAGAGCGTCCATGCCAAGGCATGGCAATCATTGACGGCGGACGACGCGAAGTGACTCGAGCCTATCCGTTGTTTTGCGATCGAGACTTGAGAGCAAAGCGTTGACAGATGGAATACGAATTGACTGACGACTACCTCGCCGAGGCACGCCAGCGGGCGTACCGATATCAGGGCCAGTGGACTGGCACGGCAGGCTCGCCCGCGGCAGACGTTGCACGACTTCTCATTGAAAGAAAAAAGATGCAGGGCCACATCACAAGCATTGAAGAAACCAACTCGCATCTGCGAGCAGCCGTGGAGACCCGCCTGGCTGGCGGCTGCTGCGACGGTGGCAAATGCCACGTACCAGTTGACGAAGCACCGGAACGCTGGAAAGAAATCACGCAGGCCAGCGCAGCCAAGTATCACGCCGAGCGAGCCGAGCCCGATGAGACGGTGCCGGTGGATTGGATTTTGCAGGGGCAGAAGGAAATGGATGCAGCACCGGACGACATCCGCTGGACGGGTGACAGCATCTTGGCACAGGATCACGACGATGTATCGCCTGCCGAAAGATTGCTGATGGATGCCATTGATGTCGTGCGTGACCGACGCCCAAAGTACGGTGGCCCAAAGCATCACTTCCGCCGCACCATCGGCATGATCAACGCCGCTTTCGCCGACGTGCTGAAGCGTCCGCTCACGGAGAGCGACTGGGCGATCTTTATGACGTTTGACAAGGTCGCACGATTCCTTGGGCCAAATAAGACCGCAGACGGGCCGATTGACCTAGCTGGTTACGCTGCTTGCCTCGCCGAGTGCGAAGCGGCAGAGCCGGTCTAGTTTGCCTTCCCATCGCCCTAGTCTGGCGGCATGGCAGACCAACAGCCGACCGCCGTCGTCATCGACGCACACGTTATGCAATTTCTCGCCGACTCCCGTCGTGCGGCGGCTGACGGTCTGACTTGGGCAGAGTTTGGCGGACTCATGACGGCACTTTGCCGCTTGTGCATTGAGACGCTTGACCGCGTGAAGACGTTGAGCGGACCAGAGAAGAAGGCGATTGCACTTGTGGCTGTTGCTGCCCTGTTTGACGCCGTTGCTGGCAAGTGCGTTCCGCTTGCTGCGTGGCCAGCGTGGGCACTTCTCCGACCGGCTCTGCGTGCGTTTGTTCTGGCTCTCGCCAGTGGTGCCATCGAATCCATGATCCCTATGGTGAGGTCGTCAACGTGATCACAGCCCTCCTTGTGGCGTTTGCCGTCTACCTGATGGCTGGGAAGCAAATCACAGAACGGCTGAAGGCGTGGTCCGCCACGGCCAAGATGCCGACCATTGACGGCAAGCACGTTGCTGTCGTGGCGTTGCTCGTCGCAGCGGCAATCTCGTTCATGCCTATCCGCTCGAGCACGCCGACGCCTGAACCGGCACCAGTGCCGCCGGATGCGTTCACGCTCAAGGGCAAATTCATCGGAGAGCGTGCCGCATCCGACGCCATCATCATGTCCGAGTTGTGTGCATCCCTCGCAGATTGCATTGAATACGACGGCCAGCACGACCAGCGGCTCAAGAGTGGCGTGGCGTTTGATGACCTACGGATCGCTGCCCGCGAGATGCGTTGCAAGGGCGAGAGCATCGGTGCTCGCCAGCCGCAGGTGAGGGACGCAGTCCACAAGTTTCTTGACGACGCGGTGGGCTCGTCTGGCGGGCCTGTAACGCCCGAGAGCCGCGCCGCTTGGGTCGAAGCACTCCGTGACCTGTCGAGGGCCGCCGCCGATGTCACGAAGTGATAAGTGGTCCGTCAGTGCCGTAGCGTTTGTCGTCGCAATGGCGATTCTCGGAGTGCTCGTTGAGCGTGCCACTCGCCGCACGGCTGACGCCATTGACGCGAGGTTCGGCTATACGCCAGACCCGGCAGGGACTCGGCAATTCTTGGACTCGCTTGGCGACGAGAAGTTCTTCAGCCAGGCGGGTGCCGAGGCGATGAAGGAAGCCAAAGGCGTTGACACGTTTTTGTACCGACAATTGGATGCCGCCCATCGGGCACGCTACGGCAAGCCGTTTGTGGTTGGCAGACAACTCATTGGTGACTGCACCAGCTGGGGCGGAATGCATGCCGTGGCGGTTGCCGATGCCGTCTCATGGTCTCTAGGGAAACTGCCAGAGCCACCGCTGCTTCCAGCAACTGAGCCGCTGTATGGAGGTGCTCGAGTAGAAGCCCGTGGCAAGCCGGGCGACGGTGCCCAGCCCTACGGCGGGTTTTCAGACGGTGCCACAGGCTACGGAGTCGCCAAGTTCCTCCGCGAGTTTGGCGTTGTCTATCGGCAGAAGTATCCGACCGCAGACCTGACCGAGTATTCCGGCGAGCGTGCGAAGCAGTGGGGAGCGTACGGCTGCGGAGGCCAGGGCGACGCTGGCCGCATGGATACCGAGGCGAAGAAGCATCCGCTAAAGCACGTCGTCGCCGTCCGCACTTGGGCTGAACTTGCTGCGGCGATTGAGTCAGGCTACCCGGTGACGCTGGCGAGCTCGCAGGGCTTTCAGTCTGTCCGAAACAAGGACGGCATCGCGGAAGCATCCGGCACTTGGATGCACCAACAAGTAGCGATTGCGATTCGCCACAAGAAGAACGGCTCACCTGACGACTTGGTGCTGATCTTGAATTCGTGGGGGCCAAACTGGATCGCAGGCCCGAAGGTTCCCGCAGACATGCCAGACGGCTCGTATTGGGCTCGTCGCTCTGTCGTTGAGAGTCGGATGCTTGAGGACGCTTGGGCCATCGGCGACACGGACGGATTCAAGTACCGCGACATCCACAATGGAAACTGGCTTTCGCCTTTACCAAACTAGGAGACGCTCATGGGTTTGCTCTTGTGGCTCGCATTCGGTGCGATCGTAGGCGGTGCAGCCAAGTGGTTGCTGCCCGGCAAATGCCCTGACGGCTGGCTCCCGACAATCGCTCTGGGCGTCGTCGGCTCGTTTGCTGGTGGCCTTCCGTTCGGCCACGGCTCCGCTGGCCTGGTCGGCAGCGTCATCGGTGCCTGTGTCGTAATGTTCCTCTATTCGATTTGGAGCGTTGAC